GTACCGTGACGAAGGGTTCCAGCAGATCTACAACGGCGAAATCGGCAAATACGAAGGCGTCCGCTTTATCGAGCAGACGAATATCGCCAAAGCCGGGTTCTCTGCTGGGTATTCGAACTGGGCATACTTCTTCGGCGAAGACACGGTTGCGGAAGCGATCGTTATTCCGGAAGAAATGCGCGGCGCGATCCCGTCAGACTTCGGGCGCTCGAAAGGCATCGCTTGGTATTACCTTGGCGGCTTCGCAATCACACAGACCCTTGCGCTACAGACGCGCATTGTGAAGTGGGATTCGGCAGTCTAAGTAACAGAAACGAAGGAGAACGACTATGGGTCAAGGTAATTATGATCATCCGTCCTACATCACCCGCCAGATTCGCGGGCTTGGTGCAAGTACGGCGGGCGCCAACGGACTGTCTGGTGGCGTTGCGGTGGTATCGGACACACGAATTCGGCAAGCAATTGCCACGGTTCGCGTTGCCGGAACCTCGGCATCAACCGGACATCAGGCAATCTTGCTGTGCGTCGGCACCGTAGTTAATGCGGCAACGGGTACGGCCACATCAACCACGACTGCAACGCTGGCAGCGATTTCACTCAACACGCTTACGGCTTATGTAACCAACACCAGCTCTGACATCAACCAGATCATCAAAGCCGGGTCGGTTCTTCTGTTGAAGAACGGCACGGATGCAACTGGTACTTATGATGTCAGCCTTGAGTGTTATCTCGATCCCCAGGCAGTTTGGACGGGTAACGGCTAACATGGCTGATCGTGGCGATAAATACGATGACAGGGGAAATCTCGGTACGTTCGGGCCAAGCCAGGATGCGCCGTTCCCCGATCCCAAAGGTCTAAGACGTTTTGTTGGCTTCGGAGCCGATCAGGACGATTTGGAGCAAGGGTTCATCACGCCAGGAATTCGTAGTGATCCTGCTTACGATAAGGCGAACTACGAATTGCGATCTACCGTTCCATCACGTCCGGATGAAGGTCCGGGAAATCATATGAGTCTTGGAGCAGATTTTGAGTTCCGAACGAAAGACATGGAAAGCAAAGGGTTCCTGACTCGTCCACGCACACCAACTGAGAGGTAACGACAATGGCTAAGAAATCTTCTGACCGTGCCGGTTATGCGTCTGGCAGCGATGCGGCTTATATCAAGCCGAAGCTGATTGACGATGCTGATCTGCTTCCCCGCGATGACGGCGGCGGTCCCGGCTTTGAAAACTATACCCAGGAATTTGGGGATGGCGGCAAGGTCACTGGCCCGAAAGCCCACCTGTCTACTTCTGGCGGCGGCGAAGATGCCGACTCTGACGACGAACAGTCCATGTCTGATCGCAGTAAGGGCGACCGGAAGAAAGGCTAAACCATGCCAAAGAATCCGACCAGAGACGGTCAGGGCGGCGACGTTGAGGGCGAGTTTGCCATTGACGTTTCCCAAGGAGAGGCTATCAAAGTAGCCAAGGCTTCGATCGATCCGGGATATCCGGTTGATTCGAGTCTTGACGATGCCGAGACGGATTTTCCGAAATCTGACTTGGTTCGTGGCTATTGCGACTACGGCAAGGTGATTGGCGAAGGGAGATAGTGTATGGCTAGTCAGGCACGAAAGTTGGATCAAACAAAGCCCTACGCTATTGTTTGTGGTCTTCCCGGCGCCCATTACCAGCAGGACGGAGTTCTTTTCACCGTCAGTGGTGAAGAGTCCCAAGGAACAACTCCGCTTAAAGAGCCGGATATTGAACCGCCGGAAGACCCCAACGATATTCCGCGCTGTATCATGGCGGAGAGTCCTCCGGCGCCGGCTGAGACGCTAGAGCCTGGAAAGATGCACTGGAAGCATGCCAGGGCTATGGTTGAGACGTATGGCGGCACATGGACGAATATGAAAGACGCCATGGAGTTTCTAAAGGGTAAGGGCAAATAATCCATCTTTGCACTTCCGGCATTTAAATCCATACTGAATGATATCAGCCGCTCATGGCTGATTTTGTATGGAGAAATCATCACATGGTCTGGTCGATGGAAACTAGCAGGGGCCGCGAGGCGGACAAGATTGCATCTTTGGTGGTTAGTTATGTTCGCGGTCGCGGACTCGATTTAGGGTGCGGTCCTTCCAAAGTCTGGCCCAACGCGATCGGCATGGATAGCCTGAAGGATTATAACGGTAACAAACTTGAAAGTGTTGATATTATCGGTGATTGCAACGACCTTTCAATGTTCTCAAACAATTCACTGGATTTTGTCTTTAGCAGCCATTTGCTAGAGCATTACTACCCGGCAGACGTTCCCAATGTTTTGGCGGAATGGGCCAGGGTCATCAAAAAGGGCGGATACATGGTTTTGTATCTTCCGTCCGGTAATCTATATCCAAAAATGGGAACTCCAGGCGCTAATCCCGACCACAAGTGGGATATTTACCCCGGTGACGTTGAAAAGATACTCCAGGAATGCACGAAGTGCGGCTGGACACAACTGGAGAAGGACGAGCGGTCAGAGCGTGACGGAATGCCGACTGACGAATATTCTCTCTTTTTGGTCTTCCAAAAGCGGGATGATGGGCAGTTTGTTGAGAAAATATGGGAGCGGAACCCGGAAGGCAAACAGCGCTGTCTGGTAATTCGATACGGCGCGATCGGCGATCAGATCCAGTCGGCGTCCATTCTTCCGGAACTCAAGAAACAGGGGTATTATGTAACTTACAATTGTTCGCCGCCAGCTGATCAGGTTTTGCTCCATGATCCGCATATCGATGAATTTTTGCTCCAAGACAAAGATCAAGTTCCGAATCACCAGTTGGGAGCCTACTGGGAAGATATTAAACTTCGCTATGACAAGGTTATCAATCTCTGTGAAAGCGTCGAAGCTTCCCTCTTAAAGATCCCGTCACGGCTAGATTTCTACTATTCGGACGAAGCCAGGCGTCGCCTGTTCAATGTCAATTACCATGAGCGGACTCATGACATTGCGGGGGTTCCGCATAACTTCCATGCCTTGTTCTATCCGACTAAAGACGAAGAAGAGTGGGCCAAGAAAGAGCGCAATGGCCTCACGGCGCCCGTAATCGTTTGGGCGATCCATGGAACTGCGAATCACAAAATATACCCGTATATCCAGGTTGTGATTTCCTGGCTGTTAAAAAACAGCCCGGCGCACATTTACCTGACCGGGGATGATAAAGTCGGTAAGGGTCTTCAAGAGGCGATCCGGTTTACGCTTGAGGAAGACGGCTCTGATCTCAGCCGGGTTCATTTCATGTCCGGCGCATGGAAACTTCGCAATGCGCTAACGTTTGCATCGCGGCAAGCAAATGTGGTGGTCGGGCCGGAAACTGGCATGATGAACGCGGTCGGCATGGAGCCTGGTGTGGCCAAGGTGTGCTATCTGTCGCACTCGACCAAGGAAAACCTGACCAAGCACTGGAAAAACACGGTGACACTAACATCAGAGATGGCTCCGTGCTATCCTTGTCACAGGATGCACAGTGCCGAAGACTGGAAGTATTGTGCCAAGGTAGAAGAAACTGGAGCGGCTTTGTGTGCGTCAACGATAAAACCAGAGACGGTCTTCAAGGCGATTATGGATGCTTTGATCGCTACAGCGAAGAAAGCAGCCTGAGCGAAGGCTGGCTGGACCAACTGAGCACGACTGCCGCCGGAAATCCGGTGTTTATCGACAATGTTGTTTTTTCCTATGCCGAACGCAGAAAGGCCAGACTACTAGCAAAGAAACAAAGAAAAGAGATGCTAGAGAAAAGACGCAAGGCCAGGCTCAGGAGACGGAAAACTATGCGGTGGGACTATAGAGCTTATTTGGAGTCACGATAGATGGATTATGCAACCCTCCTTGGGCAGACAAACGTTCCCGGATCAATAGCCAACTGGGTCAACCACCAGGCGGCTCAAGGAGCTGCGCCGGTTATTGTGGAAGAAGCGCAGTCATTTATTTATCGCCGGTTACGTCACTGGAAGATGAAAAAGACTGTTACTGGGAATCTTAGCACTTCGAATCAATTTTTGACGCTCCCGACCGATTATCTGGAAGATAAGCTTTTTATCACTCCGGGCGTTTACTACCGGCGCTATTTTCGCAAGACTGAGGAAGAGGTTTTTGCCCGTTTTGCGTTTGATGGCAATGGGGTTCCTGTGCCGCAACAGCCAAGCATATTTTATAGCGACCAGACGAATTTTAACTTTGACACCATTCCCGATCAGAACTACCCGTACACGCTGATGTATTTTCAGCAGCCGGCGCCATTGGGCGGCAATAACCTGACTAATTTCCTGACGTTGTTGTACCCCCGGCTGGTGCGGTGCGCTTGCATGGCGGGAGCGGCTGAATTCATGAAGGACATGGGTCAGGGGAACTATGATCGGACGTATTGGACGGCAGAGGCGGAAAAGGAAATTCTAGTAGCTCAGATTGAGAGCGATCGACAAGTTCGTTCTCAGGAAACCGGCATGATGCTGAGTGGCGGCGGTGAGTGAGTCTACAAGACATTAATTATCTTCCTGGGGTCTGCAAATCTGATTCGGCGTATGCCTCATCGGTAAAATACGCATATTCGAATCAGCGTGTCGTCTATGGCCGATTTACGGATATGAACAATGTCCGGTTCCAAGCCGGGTCTCCGGAAAAAACTGGCGGCTGGACCGAGTTCAATCCATCTCAGCTTACCGGCGTTCCGCGCTCCATGTTGGACTGGAACGACTACAGTTTTAATACCTATCTAGCGGTCGGGACCAATCAGAAGCTTTATTTGGTCACGGATACCACAGAGACGGATATCACGCCTTGGCGCGTGATAAAAACCGGGACAATGACCAATACACTGACGACGACTATGGGATCGTCAGTAGTCACAGTTGCGCAAACAGCTCACGGACTTTCGACTGGCGATTATGTCCAGTTGACATCAAGCACTGGTATTGACGGGATAACGGTCGCAAATACGTTCTTTATTACGAAAACTGGCTCCAATAGCTACACATTCAATGTCGCTCCGCAAACGGGGGCCGCTGGCGTGTCGGGCGGCGGCGGGACGATCACATATAATTATTATCGGATTATCACGAGTGCAAGCGTTGCCACGGTCAGCGGCTCAAATATCGCGACGATCGCTCTGACCGCAAATGGTGCGAATGTCGGTGATTATGTCAATATTACAGGTATGACGGCTTATGAGGGAATCACCCTCAATGGCTTCTATCAAATTCAAACTGTCAGCGCGAATACGTTTACGGTTATTGCTCCGAACGCGGCAACCGGAACTGGTTCTGGCGGGGGGGGAGCCGGAATCAGTCTTCAGTTTCAGATTTCTGTCGGGACCGTAGATACGGTACTCAGTGGGTACGGAATCGGCGGATATGGCGACGGCGGATATGGAAATGCTACCCAAACACAATCCATTTATCCCGGCCGTATTTGGTTCCTCGATCACTATGGCCAACAACTCATAGCGGCGCCGTATGGCGGAACGCTCTATATTTGGGATCCTGTCATTGGGGGCGTTGCATATCCAATGTACGGAGCGCCAGCGTCTGTTCTGGCGATGTTCATCACCAATGAGCGTTATATCTTCGCACTTGGGACTAGCGGCAACCCAATGCAAATTCAGTGGCCCGACCAAGCTAGTTACAACAATTGGACCTCTTCGGCCTCGGACACGGCACAGACAAACACGCTCCAAAAAGGCTCATTCTTAGTCGGGGGCTTCGTGGTCAGGGACGGCTTGGCGCTTGTCTCAACCAATTCTGCCATGCTCCAATTCCAGTATGCAGGCGACAATTATGTCTATAACGAAAGCACGTCGGCTCTAGGCGCTGGTATGGCCGGACCATTTGCTGGCGCTCAATTCGGCGGAACTGCTTATTGGATGGGCAGAACGGATTTTTGGACATGGAACGGATCTACGCAAAAGCTTCCGACAGACGACATTCGCAAGTATGTTTTCGGCAACATAAACATGCAACAGGCATTTAAATTCCATGCAGTTCCCATTGTGAGCAAGAACGAAATCTGGTTCTATTACTGTTCAGCGACTTCGAACGAAATTGATTCGTATGTCATCTACCACATAGATCAAGGATGCTTCTCGATCGGGCAGCGCGGGAAAACGGCTATGTTGGACCAAAATTTGTTCAACAATCCACTTGGATCTGACGCCACTGGATTTGTATATAATGAGGAAACCGGAACAGATGCCAATGGAACTGCACTTGATGCTTATGTCGTTTACAGCCCTACCGATGTCTCTAAAGGCGATCGGAACATGGATATCGGGTCGTTTATTCCTGATTTCCAGCGATTGGCCGGGACTGTCAATTTGACTGTCAATATCCAGCATTACCCACAGTCTCCGGTGTCTGCTTACGGCCCTTTCCCGATTCAGCCGGACGGGTCCACGCCAATCATTGATTTGCGGGTCGGCGCCAAACTTGTCGGGTTTAAGCTGGAAAGCAACGTGGTCGGGGGCGATTTCCGAATCGGCCAGTCTCGTGCTGACGTTTACCCGGCGGGAGCGAGACGATGACAGTTTCATCTCCATTTCCGACTCCCCCCAACCCAGAAGATGCTGCTTACAAAAACAATCCTATGGGGTACAATAAAGCCATGTACCAGTGGGCGTCTCTCTTGACGCAAAAGGTGCAGCAGAACGTTAAGCAATATAATACTCCCCTAGATCAGAATTTTGTTCTAGGATCATATACAGTTGGTACGGCACTTTCCGGGACTTCGACCGGAACAGATGTAGCAAACGCTTTGTGCTCGTTATTGGCCTCAATGATTCGGCGCGGAACAGTCTCGCCGACCTTGAAGGGCAATAGCGCCTCTTAGGAGCGCACATGCCGTACCCGATGCCGGGGCAACCTCAGCCCCAGATGACACCCCAGATGCTTGCTTTTCTGCAAGCACAGCAGCAACAGCGCCCGCCACAGCCTCCGGCTCAACCTCCCATGCAACAGCCGATGGCGCCCCCCATGGGAGGGCAACCGGGCGTTGCTCCGGGTGGGCCACAACCTCCAATGCCCCAGCGTCCGATGATGCCGCCCGGTGGTGTCCAGGGCGCTCCGCAGGGCGGTCCTCCAGGTCCTATGCAGCCGCCTCCGGGTGGTATGGGCGGTCAGCCGCCTCAGCCCCCGATGTCACCGCAGATGATGCAGCTTATGCAGCAGCGCAAGAATCAGATGATGGCGCAGCAACTCGGCGCACAGGGCCGTATGGGCGACACGACCATGGCGCATTTGACTCCGGGCGAAATGACAGTCCCGCCTCAAGTTCAGACTCCAAAAGTTATGCACACGCTGCAACAGGCGTTCAAGAAAGACGGGCTATCTCCGGCACAGTTCACGGTCGGATCTCCTGCCGCAAGCACGAACCCGGCTACTGGTGCGCAGGAATTCAATATTTTTTCCAGTCTTTTGCCGATTCTCGGAAGCATTGGCGGCGGCATTGTCGGCGGTCCTCTGGGCGCGGCGGCTGGTTCCACGGTCGGCGGACTCGCCTCTGGGCAGCAAATGGGGCAGGCCCTTATGGGCGGTGCTCTCGCTGGCGTCGGCAACGTGGCTGGCGGCGCAGCTGCTAATGCGTTTTCGCCGGGAACGGCAGCGACTGGCGCCGGATTGGACGCCAGTGCGGCTTCCACAGCAGATGCCCTTAACGCCGCTCCGGCATCAAATGCTGGCGGGATTTCCGTGGCCGCTGGTGGCGCACCGGCGGGCGGTGCGGCCAATTCTTTGAGCAGCCAACAAATGGCGGCTCTTACGGGTACGCAGACTGCTGCCAAGGCTGCATCAAGTACGGGTACGCAGACTAGCGGCGGACTTCTGGATAATCTTGGCAAATTTGGTCAGATGGCTAACTACACTGGCAACAGCCCGTACCAGACTCTTAACGGAATGTTGCCACAAGGCGCAAGCACAGCCGGTCTTGGTGGTGCAGCCGCTGGATCGGCTCTCGGCTCAGCTCTCGGCGCTCCGGCAAAAACCAACGTGCAGTACCCGCCTGGGTTTAACACGCCAATGACTCCGGTTAGTCAGTTGCCCTCGGCACAGACGCAGCTTGGTCAGAATACGACCGTTCAGCCACAAGCGAACTTTACGAACTACAACCCGGCGACCAATAACCCGGCGGCTTATAACTTCTTCCCGACGAGCACTAGCGGGGCGTAGTTGATGGAACCGATCTATACAATGTTGTCAGTTGCAAACGCGACCAAGGCATGGCCTCAGATTGAAAATCTGATTGCGCCGTCTTTGGCAATTTCAAAAACGCATAGTGCGGAGAATATTCGTCGTGCGATTTTGAGCGGTAAGGCGCAGGCGTTTGTGGAGTATCAGGACAAAATCAAGGCAATCGTCATTACGGAATTTGTCGATTATCCGCTTGGATTGTTTCTCCGTGTTTGGCTTGGCGGATCGACTGGGGAAAATCCTCATTGGTCGGAAATTCGTAACATGACCAAGAAATTTGCTGAGGACAATAAATGCGTTGGTTTGGAGATTATCGGACGCAAGGGATGGGCTAAAGTATTTAGCACCCTTCATCAGGAAGCGGTCATGTTGCGAGAATATTTTACGGAGAAAGCTGCATGAGCACGGTCTTTAACGTTGAAACGTGGATTTATCAAGAACCTGATCCTATTCGCATGTTAGGCGGCGGCGGCAGCGGCTCGTCCAACACAAACACAGAAGTTCAGCAGATTCCTGAGTTTGAGCAGCAATATGCTCAAGCCGACCAGAATATTGCCGCGTCCTTGTCGTC